GGATGGCTGGTTTGGCTGGATGGCTGGATGGCTGGATGGCTGGATGGCTGGATGGCTGGATGGCTGGATGGCTGGATGGCTTTTCAGATGAATTCGATAAAAGCTCACATTGGAACTGAGTGCCGATGGCTGGTTTGGCTTTTCATATGAATTCGATAAAAGCTCACATTGGAACCGGTTTACAGTTTGGCTTTTCAGGTGAATTCAGTAAAAGCTTCATGTGGAACTGGTTTACAGTTTGGCTTTTCAGGTGGGTCTGGTATTTGGGGGGTGGTTGCGTTCGATTGGGGTAATGATGGATTTCGGGGATATCCGCCACGTAGCCGGTGTCGGATTTCGCGACACCTGTGTCGCGAAATCCGACACCTGTGTCGCGAAATCCGACACCCGCCAGGTGTCGCGAAATCCGACACATGTGTCGCGAAATCCGACACCTGTGTCGCGAAATCCGACACCTGGCATGTGTCGCGAAATCCGACACCTGTGTCGCGAAATCCGACACCTGGTTGGCATGGTACTTGCTCTTCGCGCGGGCTCGTGCGTACGCGCGTACGTGTGCGCGTTCCTATCTTGAGGGTACTGTATTACTTATTTATCACTTTATTGTTACACGAGACTTGTATTATCCTGATAACCACCTATCTTAGTTACATAGCAAGTCAAGAGTCGCACCACCAACACCGGAGAACGGAACATGACACAACTAATCGGAACAGTACATCCCGAGAGCGCAGACCCCACCATCCAGAGACGGATGATCGCCGCCGCCCGCGCAGCAGCGTTAGGGACCCTAAGCAAATCCGCTAAGGATCGAGCGGATAACAACGTGTACTACCTCGAGAACCTATCGGCGAGTAACTTCGCCCACGAGCCCAAGGGGTCACCGAGATTTGACTCCGACTACTGGACGCGCCTCGCAAAGAGCCACCGACACCCGAGATAATGACAACGCCAGAAACCATCACCGCACCGCACCGCAACACCGCAACTCAGGAGCCCACCATGACAGAAGCCACCGACACCGCCACCGCAACCCAAGAAATGCAACGCGTCGAGTACGACGCCAGGATACGCCTGGTCCGGCGCTCCGGAGCCACCAACGCCTGCGCCACGGCCCAAGAGTGGTACGACAGAGAGCGCGCCGAATACGACGCGCTGTACAGTGTCTTTGGTGTCAGCACACACCGCCCCAAGATGCACCATTTCAGGGCCGAATTTCCCCTAATGGATCCTGCTCGGATCCATTACGGGACACCTGGAATATCTGGGTGGGTTGACGGGATCGATGGTGAGTTCAGTTAGCCACACCAGCAAAGAGCCCCGTCAATCCGGACGGGGCTCTTTGCTGGCCGTGTCCCGCGAGCTTGGAGAGCCCCCCTACCTCCAGTGTACGTCGGTCGACGGAGGCTGCTGGAACGTCGTCCAGCACGCCACCAGCGAGCTCATAGACTCCGACACCGACACCGACACCGGCACCTTGTGCGCGGGCTATGAGACAGTCACAATAGCGATTGAGAGCCACGGCGAAGATACCACGCGCACCAACCTGTACGTGTGGGCGCTTGACTCGGACAGCTAATCCCCTGGGAAGCAAGAAAGGCGAGATAATGAGAATCCAAGAAACAAAGATCTACACGTTCGACGAGCTGAGCGACGAATCAAAAGAAAAGGCTCTCGACAATTGTCGAGATATCAATACCTTTGACGGTAGCGAATGGTATGATGGTGTTATCTACACGTGTAAGGACGTAGCGAAAGCCTTAGGTGTCAGCACCGACGCTATCCATTTTTCCGGATTTTCGTCCCAAGGCGTCGGTGCGTGTTTTACAGGCACTTATGAATACCGCAAAGGTTGGCGTGCCGAGCTCAAAGCGTACGCGCCAATCAACAAAGACTTGTTGGAGATAGGCAACGCGCTCCAGGAAGCCCAACGAAAGGCTTTCTACTCCATCGTGGCCCGGATAGCGCACCGTGGATACTATAGCCATTCCGGATGTATGATCATAGATTCCGACACTGGCGCCGGCACTTTCGATTCTGACGGTATCCGAGACGCTCTCCGCCTTTTGGCAGACTGGATGTATTCCAGCCTTGAAGCTGAATACGACTATCTGACGTCGGATGAAGCAGTTCGGGAGTCCATTCTCGCGAACGAGTACGAATTCACTGAAAACGGCATATCCACCCCAGCCACCCCAGCCACACCATCTAACATCAAGAATCAGGGATGCCAAGTCGATGACTGATCAACTCGTTATGCTAGCTTGGCTAGCAATTGTCGTCATATTCACCATAGGCATAAGGAAAGCACTATCATGATCCCTGAAGACCACAAACAACGACTCCAGGCGATGGAAGACGATACACCGGGACATGTACGCGCAGGAGCTCTAGTAAAGACCTTGCCCGACGGTCGCGCCTTGGTGCAGTTCCCCAGGCGACCGGCTCCACACATACGGGCGTCACTGTCCCTATCTGGATTCAGGTTCTATCTCAACGCCTGGCGTGGAATGACGGCACGGTTGCCGGAACGGTACCGCTAAGCCGAATACAGCAATAGCGACCGACGAAACCCATTTCCGATATCCTGGAAATGGGTTTTTAGTGTCTTGTAAGCCCTCCGTACCACGTTGCGATGTAAAGTACAGATTAAGTAATAAACGACCAGAAACGCTAAGAAACGCTAAGAATTTGTTAGGCGTTTTCAGAACACGAATTACAAGAAGTACAAGACGGCGGTTGTTTTGTGTAACATTTCGAAACGCGGATTCAACAAATTTGTGATGTAAGAAACGCGTCTCGCACTATTTCAAAAAGTGGCAATATCTGATAGTATTTGTAAGAAGTGTGCTGAGATTTTAAAACTGAGTAGTGTAGTTTGGTAGTACTGGTTTTAAATATGTCCAAATGTAAGATTTTGGTAAGGCCCAATTGAACGGCCTAATTCTTATTTGGGGTCTGGAATGTAAGTCAGTATCACGTAAGTATCTGTCAGATGTTACCTAACGCACCACAACACTCGACACTACCCATTATATACTTTTTTATAACAACGGCCTTGCATTCCTGTTTTAGCAATGTAGGGTAGTTACATAGTCAAAGGGTCACGCATCCCGCATCCCGCATCCCGCATCCCGCATCCCGCAACCGAAAATTGAGACCATGAAAAGCACCGACCTATGGCAAAAAGGGAATCTTAAAGTTCCCTCGACAACCTGGGTGGTTAACTCAGGTTCTGCGGCTAAGTGTCCCGCTCGCGCCTTGGGCCTTTGCCAGGCTGGCAAGGATTGCTATGCGCTCAAGTCAGAGTGTATGTACACTCATGTACTCCTCTATCGTGAACGGCAAGCGCTATTATATCGGTCAGCGGATCCGGTAGCGTTTGCAGACAGTATGCTCGCGCAATCCGGTAGGGCTCGCAAGGCTAGCCGTAAGATGACCACCTTTCGCTACAACGAAGCTGGAGACTTTGAGGACCAAAGCCAACTAGATTGGTTTGTCGCTGTTTGCCGACGCCTTGCCGAGTTTGGCGTAGCCTGCTACGGATACACCGCGCGGACCGATCTTGACTTGACAAAGCTCCAAGAAGTCTCCCAAGTCAACGTCTCCAATGACTTGGGGGGATGGCAATCCAGAGGCGCAAACCGTTCCAAGATTATCAGGAAAGGCGACGACAAGCCGCGGGCAATGTGTCCTGGGAATTGTCGGAACTGTCGCCTTTGTGTCAACTGTAGCGGTATCGAGATAGGAATAGCCTTGCACTAGTCACCGCAACCGCAACCGCCACCACAACCGCAACCGCAACCACACCAATATCAGGAGCCCGACAAATGTCAACGCGAGCAGTAAAATACGTAGTTGAAAACTTTTCACACTGGAGCCGTAATGGCTACACTGAGCGCTACAGTGTCATAACCCGTACCTCGGACGGTAAACGGCTGTCCTTTCAGCACGACGGCACCAGTAACGTACTCAGAGGACTGGCTGAATTGGCAGGGTCTTACGGGCATCCGGCTACCCTCAGCCTAAACGATACGGATGTATCTTACAGGGAATACCAACGAGCCGCCAAGGACTTACCCTATTTCCACGGATCCGGCAAGAAGATGGCGAAGCAGCTTCGGGCGGCATTCAGGAAGGTATAGGGCAACGACCATGAGAGACTATGCCAAAGATCTAGCGCAACTCAACGCGAAGCACGCCGAAGCCGTGACCGCGCTCGAAACCGAATCGGCCATAGCGGCGGAGCTGGGGCGGCTTGGAATACCGGAACCCTCAAGCATCTATGTCACAGATAAGCCGTTGTACGGACTGGCCCGGGTAACCTTGAGCTATGGTGATAGTCACTGTTTCTACATCGCCAAGCGCAAAACCTGGCAGGATGTGGCCGACTTGGCGAAGGCGTTCCCGCCGAAGCATACCAAACTCCGATGCATCAAATCAGGATGGACGTCTGTCATGGCTGGTGACTGGTGCGACAGGCAACCGGAAACAGAAAAAGAGAAATGGACGTCAGAACGGGATATCGCGCCGTTCACCGTCGAGATTGACGCGAACAGCTACACCAATAACGTATGCGTGACCTGGTACGTCACCATATCCGGCATGGCGTGCAAGGTGTCAGTATTCCTACCACACAGGTACGGTGCTGCCGCAGAGAGCTTCTGGGTAAGCGCATGGCGAGACCATAAGGCCGGCTATCGGTATAAGGCCGCTACGTGCCACGTCCCAGACCGGGCGGCCACACTGCACGGGGAGGACGGTGACGCGCTGGCGGAAGTAGAGAAGCACATGCAAGGGCGGGGGGACGCCTCGACTATTCACAGATACCGCCTGATATGGGTACCGTACCGTGGAGATGCGGGGGCGACCGGGGCGACCGTTGCGGACTTGGCACGTGCTATGATAGGCACCAACCAATAGGAGTACAGGACGAATGATCACCTCTGGGCATACCTGCCCGGCATGCAAGTCTCGCGCCGAAGACTGGGGCGACGAAATGGTCGGTATGTTCGACAGAATAGGCCAGTCGTTCACATCAAAGCACCGACTACAAAAGACGGCCTACAAGTTCCAGGTGCGGTGTGTTGATCCGTGTTCGGGCGGTGGTTCGGTACTTCTGCTTCGGCTCGATATCGACGGGCAGCACGTGTTCCCGGTAGACATTAAGTGGTTCTCGACAGGATCCGGCCGGCGGATTACTTGGCTTTAACTCCTTCGAGCCCGTCCCTGCTAGTCATGGGCGGAGTCGAAACAGATCAAAGGGTAGAGAGATGACACAAAAAATCAAGCAAGCACCTCACGCGGCCAAACAGGACCGATATGCACAAGCAAACTCGATAGCCAGGCAATCCGGGTTCGGAAAGGCAACGGCCATAGTGATAGCTAAGCGGTTCGGTCCAGGAAGGGGGAAGGTAATAGACTACACGCCATATGGATACCGAAAAAAGTCGAATGATGAATACGTGCCAAGGGCTTACCTTCGCAATTTCGGTTGGAAGAACACGTATTACCAGTGTGCCGAGTGTGTCGTGGCACTTAACCCCGTCGAATAGAAAGTGCGCGACGAACTGTCGGCCGGGTATCGATGCTTGCGGTGGGTATTCCAGGCGATTGCAGAGCTGTAATAAGGACACACTGACCATGACCACGAGTTTTGAATCTATCATAGGACAAGCAATGGTTTCGGGAAACCATATCTTGGGGGAATGCCGGGCAGCCTGCAAGATGTCGGCTATGCAGAATATTACCTGCCCCAAGTGTGGCGAGGGACTGGACCAATCACGTACGGTCGTAATCGAGTTCCGGACGCACCCTACCAAACCCGGCGAATTGTCGAGCACGGTGCAAGGGCACGGGGCTATTTGCTCTGATTGTTACAAAGCGCTGGACCAGACCAGCCGCAAGGCGCGCGCGTTGGTCGTTAGGCTGGCATGCAAGGGACAACGGCTGTCTTTCCTTACTTGGACCGGGATAGACACAATAACGCCCTCAGAAGCCGAAAGACGGGCTGTAATGGCGCGTAATCCGAGGCAGGGGCGATTTAGTCGCGGGGGAAAAGCCCTAAATACCGGGTGACCCGTGCTCTTGGAATAGGCTTGGTGTTAGTGCACTCCCCTAAAGTGCGTATCTAAAAAAGGACCGTGATCATGTGCGAACGTCTAACAAGTCATCTGTTCGAAATCAATAACGCACCTATTGTGCACGATATTGGCAGCCATTCCCATACCCGGGACGCTATCGGGATAGGGGATAGTGACGGCCGATACGCGGATGTGGAGTGGCGGGAGGATTCCCCAATTATCGAGATCCGTTTTCCAGATAGTTGGGGAGAGGCGCAGAGGGAATATACAGTCGAGTGGTACGCCAGGCACGCCCCGACACGGGATGACTTGGTATCGTATTGTTTGCTCCACGGGAAAGTTATCTGCCTGCGGAGTGGGGACAACATACCCGAATTGCCCAAATTGCCCGAGTGTGAGCGGCTGAATTGCTATGGGTGTACGGGCCTGACGGCCCTACCCAAACTGCCCAAGTGTGGGCGGCTGAATTGCTATGGGTGTACGGGCCTGACGGCCCTACCCGAATTGCCCGAGTGTGGGCGACTGAATTGCTATGGGTGTACGGGCCTGACGGCCCTACCCAAACTGCCCAAGTGTGAACGACTGAATTGTGGCGGGTGTACGGGCCTGACGGCCCTACCCGAATTGTCCGAGTGTGCGTGGCTGGAGTGTTACGGGTGTACGGGCCTGACGGCCCTACCCGAATTGCCAGAGTGTGAGGTGCTGGATTGTGGCGGGTGTACGGGCCTGACGGCCCTACCCGAATTGCCAGAGTGTGGGCGACTAAATTGTCACGGATGTACGGGCCTGACGGCCCTACCCGAATTGCCCGAGTGTACGTGGCTGGAGTGTGTCGGGTGTACGGGCCTGACGGCCCTACCCGAATTGCCAGAGTGTGCGTGGCTGAATTGTGGCGGGTGTACGGGCCTGACGGCCCTACCCGAATTGCCAGAGTGTGAGGGGCTGGATTGTGGCGGGTGTACGGGCCTGACGGCCCTACCCGAATTGCCAGAGTGTGAGGGGCTGGATTGTTACAGGTGTACGGGCCTGACGGCCCTACCCGAATTGTCCGAGTGTGCGTGGCTGGATTGTTACGGGTGTACGGGCCTGACGGCCCTACCCAAACTGCCCAAGTGTGAGTGGCTGGAGTGTTACGGGCCTGACGGCCCTACCCAAACTGCCCGAGTGTGAGGGGCTGGAGTGTTACGGGCCTGCCTCTGGCCGCGTGACCGGAGGCAGAGTTGACGGGATCGGAGTCTAAACAGGAAAGGAAGTAAGATGAATACGAGAACGTCCAACGGCAGCAGAGCGCCACCGGCAACGGTATGGTTGCTACGCGACGAACGACTGCGGCTACCTGTTCGGTATGCCTGTGAGGAGGACTTAAGCATGGCAACACCACCACCAACCACCATCAAGAACATCGTTCGGCTTGTCGCGTATCAGCACATCTATCAGACATCGGAGCTGATAGGTGCAGCACATCGGGCCGCACATATGCCCGAGCTGGATCAACAAGTGATCCTGAACAAGGTCAGGCACTACGACGTCCCTACTGGGATCTTGCCAAAGTCGAAATATGATAGGCGTATGGTGTTGCGCGTACGGGATAAGTCCCGGGAACCGTGGGCCGACGTGGCCAGTGTTGAGGTCTGCTATAACCGCATGGTCACCAATAAGGAACTACTGACAACCTTTTTCGGCGCTGTCGTCCGGGCCGCCAAGGCGCACAAAGTCGGCAACATCAAAATAGTTGTCGCCTGTCGCTTGCGGAAGTCGTGACCCGAGAGTAGGATAGTAGAGCAATCGTGTAGATGTGTAAATGTGTGGGAGTGTAGAGAATGCCCGATTTAACCCCCGACCCTCAGATCCCCTTTCCTATCCCCGACCTCGACTTTTTGGACTTCAACGCTGTTGTAACAGCGTATCTCGATTGTGCCCAAAAGTCTGAAGGTATCTCCCAACAGTCCCGATACGTCTTTACCTCCAAAGCCCGATACACTGCGGCGAAGGACGTGTACCAGTTTCTATCTGACGCGGCGCCGGTTATAATCAGAGACACAAAAGGGTGCTCTGAGAAGGCGCTAGGACATGATCTGTGGCTAACTCGGAATGGCTATTGGGCGGGGTTTTTGGATGGCTCGTATTCAGATACCACCTGCCACGCACTATTTGAACTCGCTGCAGATATGGGAGATGTGCCCGTAGATATCGATAGGCACTTGGGAACGATCGATTTTGTTTAGAGGACACATGAAAACTGTTACAGGGTAGTCATTGCCAATATCGGTAGACGCGACAGCGACAAGAAACGGGGCAAGGAAAATGATCAGCAGAATAATCCGAAAAGAGATCAAGCGGTGCAAACGAGTCAGGGCGGAAGTGGTCCGGTTCGACCGGAAACTATATACCCTGGAGCAGACCTTGAAAGATGAGTTGAAGTATACCACTGGTTACCGCCGATATCCGATCAGAGAGCGATTAGCGGCGAAGCGATCCAGCCTGGATCTGTCTGCTGACTTGGCTAAGTGGCGGCGGGGCGAGTAGCGACACAGGAAAGGGAGCAGAACCATGGCGACAACCAGACTCACAAACGCGATCCGAGACATAATCGTCCGTGCCGTATTGGATGATGTGTTCACTACGCGCACGGCATCGCTCAAAAAAGAGTTCAACATGATCGCGAGTCTTGGAGGTGTTGAATGACGTCCCTGCAGATCATGCGCAAATACGACCTCAGCTACGTGGATGCGGTACAGGCTGCTCCGTTCGGCCAAGACGCTACCAACGTCACGTATCTATTCCAGCCCTCACGCCCGATTCCGCCACCTGTACGCAAGCCCGGGGACGTAATCACCCACAGGGACGGGCGACGGTACCAAGTGGCTAAAAACGGATCTTTTCGACGCATAGGATGACACTTTCCCCCGCCCCGCGTGACTTCCCCCGGTCAGGCGTGCGACACACGCGGATGCGTGTCGGTCAGGGGCGGGGGATTCAATCACAGAGACGGAAGGGAGTTGAGGGATGACACTGGAAGAACTGAGAAGTGAAATTCACGACATGTTACGGGGCAGCATCGATGCTGCGAATCTTCGCAATCGCGGTGAGAACCTAGATTGCGTGAATGACTCGATTGAGAGCATACTTGCCGAATGTCGCACCTCCCTCTCCCCCACAGCAGCCGAGGAATCCACGGGGGTTGAGGCGTGGAAAAAATGCGGAAGAGAGGGGGCTGAGCAGCATCGTCACCGAGTCCTGTGCGGATCAATAGGTCTAAAGGGGGAGTGGTCCGACTGGGAGGACGGCATCCGACCTGCCGTTTATGGCAACGTACAAATAGAATACCGCTGCAAGGCAACTGCCGAGGAATCCACGGGGGTTGAGGTCAGAGACTCGTGCCGAGACGACGCCAGAAGCGCCGGAAGGGAGTGAGTAATGGATAAGTACGTACCGCGTGGGCCGTTGGCGCTGAACGCTACCGGATACAAGCAAAAGCTCCTCAACCGCCGTGTTCAAGTTGGGTGGGATGAAGATGCCAAATCTTGGGCACTTCATTTCCGAGGATTGGTTAGCCGGAAAGACCGGAAAATCAACAGGATCAGTCTGGCTTTGAGTGATGAGGCTATGCGCGCGATGGTGGAAATGGTTAGTTGCGTGTACTCCGATAGGGATTATAGGCCGGAAGGGGGCAAGGTATGAAGGCAGAGGCCAACAACATAACTGCCGAAGTGACTACCCACAGGTTGCCGTGGCTCCGGCTGGAACACTGGCGCATCTGGGTTCGGCCCCGGTTGGAGTTCCATCTCGCTGGGATCAAGATAGGCCGAGTGAAGTTCATGGTCGGCTGGCACCTGCTCCTGGGCGGTGTGGTCTGTCAGGCGATGATTTTTGGGTTTGAACTCGCCGGTGCGCGCGCTCAGGGCCGCGAACAAGCACATGTGATCCTCAAAATGCAATGGGAACTAGCTGAAAAACTTGAAAAGGACACTTCCGAGGGTCAATACGGCATCGTGGTCGGAGGTCGCCATAATGTGGCCAAATGTTCGACAGGAGTGTACGGCGACCTATTTTTAGCTGATCCAGATTGGAACTCTGTTTCCGGTTCCTGGAGCATAGTCTCAGGGAAAAGGAACACGGTGTTCGCTGATAGGGTAGTACTTATCGGAGGCTCCGGGCACACGGCGGACACGGACGACCAAGTTCTCATTGCGGACGAAAACGGCGCCATGATGGACGAAGTGAACCCCAGGTTATCCAGAGCGATCCGCCAGGCTGTCTTCGATTTCTCGGGCAAAATACCTAAGGATTTTGAATAGTATGAAAGATTTCCCAATTCTGCAAGCCTGACGATGACCCAACTCCACATTTTCCTGATCATCGGCGGGGAAGATGGAGACAGGATCAAGAACACGGAATACCCACCGTCTGCACCCCCAAGCTGATCAAGTATCAGCGTATCGATGGGCGCTTCAAGTACTTCACAACACCCAGGGGCAGGAAGCAGCATAAGGATATCCTTGACTCCCTGTATTGTTAGGTCGAAACAGACACACAACACCAGGAACACCCACCCAATGCAAACAGTACCACAATCAGCCTCATGTTTAGCACACACCCCGAATCCACTGCAGCTCATTGAGCGTGCGGGGAGGGTCTGCTACAAATCCGAATCCAAGATCACGGCAACTAGTGCCGACAAGTTCATCCGTATGATCCTGGCGCGAGGGCACGAATCGGTCTTGGAGCATGCATCAGCGACCTTTCACATCATCACCGATCGGGGAATCTCGCATGAGATCGTAAGGCACCGGTTGGCGAGCTACAGTCAGGAATCTACCCGGTACTGCAGCTACAAGTCGTCTGATCTCGTTTTCATCGACCCCGGATTCAAGCGTAGGGATAACGCGACCCTATGGGAACGGGCATGTATGGAGGCTGAAGATGCCTATAAGCGCATCCTACAGTACTCCACACCCCAGTGGGCCAGGAGCGTGCTGCCCAACAGTCTCAAAACCGAAATCGTGATGACCGCTAATTTTCGCGAGTGGCGGCATTTTCTGAGGATGCGTGCGGCTCAGGATGCTCATCCCCAGATTCAGGCCATCGCTGGGATGATCCTCTCCTGGTTCACTGAGACCTACCCGGTGATCGTTGAAGACTTGGGACTGAAACAGGAGGTGAAGTAAATGACAGCTCACACCAAAGAACTCGACGCCAAGGTCTGCGAGTTTGTTATCATAGTAGGTGGATTTTCTACGGGAAAGACGCTCAACAAAGGGGCGATCAAGCGGTATTTTAGGTGTGATGAATGCTACGATTGTCCGGGGGAAGAGCTTGGGATTAGGAACTCTCAAGCCGGTCGGATTCTGATTCTCACAACTGATGCAGACGTTAAAGACCCTCGGGGCACACTTAAGCGCAAACCACGCATGGAAGGCGTCCGCGTTTCGGTGAGCCAGGTACGAGAACTGTTAGGCTCGGCGTGGATCGAGCCGGTAGCGAACCCCACATGTGACCGTTGACGAGTGGAGAATAGCCATGATTAGCCCCTACGAACCGGAAAAAGTGTCATTAATAGTCGAAAATAGACGCGAATTGAAATTGAAACACCTACTGCGTCAAGCCCTTACCATATTGGAAGAATACGATAGGGATCCTGAATTGATGGATCAAATACGGGAAGCGTCTCGTTTGAAGTGGTGGGAAAAAAGGAGCGGGGGCGTGGTAGTATGAACAGACGAGGATTCCTAGGATCGGCGATCGGGATCGTAGGGACTTTGGCGGCAGCGAGATGTACCTTCCTGCCAGAAAAGAAAGTCCCAAGTAGTAACATCGGGGACGGTTACGCAGATTTCAACAACCTGGGCACCACTGCATATGTAATGGAGCGAGGGCGTCGTTACCAATATGATCTGTCCGTCCCTTGGGACATTACCACCGCAGTATTTGTGGAGACACCCTAATGGTTTACGTGGATGATTATCCCGGACGTGTCGGAGGAATGCGGATGACCCGCATGGCCGCTAAGTCCGAGGCCGAGCTGGACCGGATGGCAGTCGCAGTCGGGCTGCACATCGTGTGGAAACACCGGTGTCAGAGAACAGTATATTACAACCTCAGCAAGGCGAAGCACAACAAGGCCGTTGATTTGGGTGCGGTACCGATCACGGCAGCCGAGATGAGTCGTAAGTTCTTTTCGGGGGAGGAAAACATGAAGTTGGCCACGGAGCTGCAATATGCCCGACATGCCTTAGCCAAGCAGTCGGAAAGCGGGGAGACGATCCAATGACAGCAGCAAACGAGAACCAAAAAGACACCCGCATCGCGGAGCTCGAAACCCGGGTACGGGAACTGGTTTCTGAGGTAGAGGCGTCGCACCAAGAAACCAAGAATCTGGCACACACCCTGCGCCAGGTCAAAGCGGAGAAGTTCAGGCTTCAGCGCAAGGTCGAAGAGTGTGAAACTGTTCGGTAGGTTGTTCCCTGGGGCTTGCCTCCAAGGCATCCCAGGCGTATAGTGAATCCTACCTGGCGAAAGGGCGGTAAACAGTGGACGTAAGCGCATTCTCCTCCGTGTACGTACATAAGCTGGTATCCTTTATGGATGCCAACGACCCCGAAATCGAGCTATGTGATTACATCCAGCTTGATACCCCGTGTGAGCGGGACGTGGTCTTTTCCAGTTACAGGCTGTTCTCTGAAGCGAATCAAGCCTACACACAGCACCCAAGACTGGCAAAGACTCTGTACCCCGAGCTTGAAACTCAACAGCTCAGTCTGCATTTCCACTTCCTGATCCTCGATATTGATTCCCCCGATCACACCCCTCTGGTGGACCTCCCGGACCCCGATGGGTTCATTACGACAGTGATCATGGCGTTGGAGGGTATGGAAACACCCCCCTCATGCGTCTATTCGACCCGTGCAGGCTTCCGAGCGCTCTGGTACCTGTCTACACCCATAACCGATCCCGACGAGTGGGACGGGCGTCAAATGGGCATGATAAAGGCCACACAGAAGACCGACATACCCGAGGAGTGTGTTGATGTCACGGCCGCGCAGTGGTCCCGGTTGTTCCGCGCACCCAACGTACACAGGCGTGGGTACCCCGCTATCGAGAGCGTCGACCACAAATACTACATGTTCACCGAATCCGAGAGATACTACGATCCCGAGGCCTTCGACATAGCCATCGTGCCCCGCACACTATCTGTGGTGACCGACGTCGAGGCCCCGGACCCGATCGAAGCCCTCAACCTGGTCGAATGCCTGCAGGATGGTGTGATCCGTCCGACAGTGTTCGGCAAGCTGGCACGTACCAAGCTGAGAGGTACTATAGCGTTCAGCGCGGCATTCGATGAATGCTACGAGATTCCCCCCGGCCAACGGGACCACACGGTCTGCTCTATCGTAGGTACTGCCCTGAACCGGCTGCCCGATGCATCCTTGATTGAGGTGTATGGGTTGTTCGTGGCTGTTGCCCAAGCGATGGGGTTGGACCAGAGTGGGATGCCGTTCACGGAACTCCTCTGGAACAAGATTCAACGCTTCGGCGCTCAGCGCGAAATGCAAAAGCAACAAGACAAGGTACTGGAAAAAGAGCTCAAGGAAATGACCCCGATTGAGCGGTGTGTTTTGGGGATGCAGAAATGGGTTCCCCGGAGCTCAGCCCCCGACCTCTATGCCGATGAGGAGTTGGCTTGGGAGTACATCCGGAGCCACGCATTCGCTAACCACGCAGACCGGTATTACAAGCTCACCGAGCACGGGGTCTATGCTACTGCCGGCGACCGTAAGAACCAGCTCCAAGCGACGATAAAGCACGACACGTTCATGCGAGGCCTGCTCGGGACGGTCAACAACGGTCAGCTACGGGTACCAACCCCGGCAAATATTATGGCAAACAACACATCGGTTGTCTACGATATCGAGATGATACCAGAAGCGACCGGCGGACGCATAAGCGACATCAACACAGACCGCGCCACACTGGTGGTCGGTATGTACCGAATCGACCCGAAGCTGGCGTCAGAGTTCAACGCAGATGTGGACGACTGGCTGAAGAGTTGGACTGGCAACCACTACCAAGACATCTGTCGGTGGATCGCGTGGTCATTGGCGTTCAAGGAAGGCCCGACGTGTGCACTATCGATCCAAGGATTCCCGGGTATCGGTAAGGGAATGCTTGTCCAAGGCTTGGCTGAAGCCCTTGAAGTCCCCAACATCATGTATGGGGAAGAGTTGGTTGGTGATTTCCGCGCCACGCTGAAGAAGACACCCTTCATCTGTGTGAACGAGGGTTGGCCGATCGTCTCTAAGCGTCACCATCCAGCCAACCTGGTGCGGGAATTGATAGGCAGTTCCCGGTTAGCCATCGACGAAAAGTTCAAATCGGTTACGACCGTCTACAATCCCTGCAGGCTGATCCTGACGGCGAATAACGAGAGTGTCGTATCGGCACTCACTAAGGGTCAGATTCTGGAGCGTGCGGACAAGGAAGCCCTGATCTCGCGTGTCTACCACATGGTAGCTCCCTCGACAGCATTCGGGTGGCTGAGTGCTCGGGGCGGTCGGATGTTCACCAAGGACTGGATCCGGCCCGACGATGGGACAGCAAGCAAAAAGATCCTGGCAAAGCACTTCCTGTGGCTCTACGAGAACCGACACGACTACGGACACAAGGGCAACCGGTTCCTATGTGACGGATCCGACATGCAGGACAACCAGATACACCGCGTACTTTCAAGTGACTATCAGTTTACACCGCTCGTTGTTGAGGCTATTTTGAAGCTGATAGGTTTGAGCGTTGGTAATGGCATGATTGGCGGGACATGGGAACGGGATTCCTACCACTACGATGTCGAAGCAGGCATCCTAGAGATTTCCGCAAAAGCTGTAAACGACATTTACCGTCAGTATTTGATGGCTGTTTCCCGCGAACCACTTACAATGCACAAGATCAAACAGGTTCTGCAAAACTTTGCGGTACATGTAGATACGGGTAAGTACTACCTCGACTGTGTGCGCCTGATGTCGTCCGCAATGGGGGATGGATTCACGTGTAAGATCTTAGAGAACATTGCAGCAACACAATATCAACAAAAAACGGGGGAGCGACTTGCAGATAAGTTAAATTGGTGTTAGAATATGTAAGAGCGACTATCAAGGGAAACTCAAAAACATGACCCGAGCAAAACGCAAGTATACATCGGCATCCGCCATATCCACGGCAAGTCAATGCCAGCGTAAATGGTTCATCGAGAAGGTTTGCAAGCTGGCAACACCTCCATTCTCCGCAGGGGCATTCGGTACTGTATTTCACGCAGTCCTTGAGCGGTATTTCCTCAACCAAGAATTGTACCCCAAGGGGTGGTTCATGTACCGTGAGGACTTCGGGAAGGGGTTCCTTACCAGCGTCAACAGGTCTGACCAGCAGCTCATCATCAGCCTTGCGACCGCAGGGATCGAGGGCGGCTACCTGGAACACACACCGGGAACTCAGGTTGAATTGCCGATCCGTCGCAAGCTTTGGGACGCTCCCAACGTGACCTTGATGGGCTCGATCGACAAGGATACCGACTTCGGAATCGAGGATCACAAGACTTCAAGCAACACCAGATACCTACTGTCCCCTGATGACCTACTCTCTGATATTCAGATGACGATTTATGCTCGGGATTGGCTCGACAGGCACCCCAAAGAACCCTCGGTCAACCTTCGGCACAACCAGTTCGTCAAGCGACCACCACGTGCTGATAAGGCCTCGATAGACGCACCTCGGGATTTCGTGTTGTCCACGTACCAAGAAAAGATCACGCCCGTCGTGATCGAAATGTTGAGTTACTGGGATCTGAACTGCGAACCCTTGGATATCCCAGGGGACGAATCAGGAGCTATGTGCCAAAAATATGGAGGTTGTCCGTGGGCAGAAGCGTGTAACGGAGGGTGTACCCTCGAAATCCTACATCAGCGACACACTGTGATGCAAGCCGAAAAGAACAAAGAAGCAGCGAAAATTGAAAAGAAACTGCTTCGCCAACAAGGAGAATCGAAAATGCCATCATTGAAAGACATTCTGGCCGCCAAAGGTGCATCTGGAGTAGCTACGACACCGTCGGCTGGGGCAACCGTAGCTCCGGCAGCGCAGGCAGGGGGTATGGTCATGTCCCCGGCCGCCCCCGTTGCAGCGGCAGCGATCCCCGTTGCAGCGGCAGCGATCCCCGTTGCAGCGGCAGCGATCCCCGTTGCAGCGGCCCAGGGAGACCGTGCGCCTTGGGGAGTGGTCGGTTGTTCCATGTGCTCTGGGAAAGGCCCCCTGTTGGGGCTCAAAGCGGACGGCAACCCCTGTCCCCTGTGTTCCGCTCGGACGTCGGATGTGTCCATGAAGCCGGATAACTTCGACGTAACAGTGGACGCTATGGGTAGTATCTCTATTACCCAGAAGTGTGCTGCAGCTCCCGCAGCCGCCGTCGCGGCTCCGGTGCCTCCGGCTGCGTCGGCCCCCCCTCCTGCCGTTACCATTGCCCCGGAAAAGGTCGCTGCAGGTCCGGCAGTTCATGCCGCCCCCGCAGCGCAGGCACCCGCCCCCATAGCCGGAGATCCCGTCAGCAAGGGTTTCATTCTGGTTATCAACGCGGTTCCGTACGATGTCAAGTTCGGAGCAACGGTCAGCCTCGCTGATGTGATCTCGGCAGCCCAGGAAAGCCTCGCCCAGGATCCCGCATATGTTGGGGCGAACACGTTCGACAAGCGCGACATGATCGCAGCTCATGTGAAGGCCGCTGTTTCCGGGGACGGATCTCTTGACGGTGATTTCGTTGTCGCCCCATACGTCTCCAAGGGGACCGGGCGTGTCGAAGAGATCGTCATCAGAGAGTTGATGATGTGCGAAAACTGCAACGGCATGATCGTGGCGGCACTCTAAGCCGTGGGAATATTCGCCAACCAACTCAAAGCGTCTCCCCCCGCACCGGCTACGGTACGAAATACCAAGCTGGCGCAGATCCTGAGCGATAGCAAAAGTAGGTATCACATATCACCAGAAGTCAAGCGCATCTGTGATATGCCTCTGAAATGCGAGGTCTCCGAAGACTTGATACAGGCATTATCAGAGAACTATCTCCAGCCTGAAATCCGGGCACAAGGGATCGCCTTACGGCCCTCCCAAGCAGATGGTCTGATCCAGTTTGCTGCAGCTGATGGATTGTTCGCGCCTATCGGTGCGGGGGGAGGCAAAACTCTCCTCTCGCTTCTCCTGGCCCACATCGGGCACGCGGAGATGGGACTCAAGAAGATCATGCTTTTGGTACCTGCGCAACTGGTTGGCAAGTTGCTGGATCATGAGCTGTCTTACTACCGCAAGTGGATCAATCTATCGTTTTCCGTGCATTGCCTCGCTGGCCGGCCGAAGTCCAGGCGCCTACACATCGCCCGATCGAACCGCCCCGGGCTTTACATCTACAGCTACTCCATGTTGTCTTGCCCTGACGCTGAAGATGTGTTGAGTCTCGTAGCCCCGGAAATGATCATCGCTGATGAGGCCCATTGCATCGCAGGCCAATCCGCCCGAGCCGATCGGTTTTCCCGGTACATGGATTTTGCCCAACCGATCTTTGTTCCGATGTCTGGTACCATGACCAGCAAAAGGATTTCAGATTACGCTAATCTGGCTCGGGCAGCATTGAAAACCAACAACTTCCTGCCGACCAGTAACATGCTTACGAACGACTGGGGTGCTGTTCTCGATGCTGATACCAATTACATGGATAGGGTGCCCGCTGGAGTCTCTGGGGGGCTGGATTACGTGTACGGATGGGCCTTGAACTCAGCTCCAGCCAACACGATCACCTACCCTGCTATCACGGCATCCGGACTCAGGCAGGCGTACTGCTACCGCATGGCCACGACGCCAGGAGTATCGGTCAGTAGTGTCTTGGATTGTGAAGCGTCCCTGCTGATCCACAACAAGCCAACCACCATGCCTGAAGAAGATCCAGCTATCGTGCAGCTCAAGAAGCACATGGATGTTGTCGACGAGTTGATGATAGCTCCTAATGGAGATGAGATCTCCCACGCGTTCCATACATTCAAGTGGCAGTCAGAGCTTACTGTGGGGTTCTACAACGAGCTGTACTGGCCTACCGTAGGCATCGTGGCTAAGAAAGCCGAGATCTCCGACCACGATGCCTTAGACCTACTGTCGAGGTCTCAGATGCACTTTGAGGCGCACCAGCAGTACAACCGGGATCTCCGAAAGTGGATAGGCTACAACGCGAAAAAAGGCTTGGATACCCCGATGCTTATAGGCAACAGCATGTACAATCACGGGGCTGAGGCTGTTGGGGAACCTCTGTACGCCAGTTGGTCACACATGAAGTCCCTGGATTTTGACGGACGTATCGAGCGCATCTCGCGTGCCGTCCGTGTCTGCGACTTCAAGATCAAAGCTGCAGCATCGTTTGCAAAGGAGTACCGAAAAGAGTTCCAGAAGGGCATGCTGTTTTGGTATAATCACCAGGAGATCGGGCGTTGGCTGTTTGAGGTATTCAGTGCTGAAGGTTTGGACCCCCTGCTGTGTGAGGCTGGTGACGCTGCAGCGAAGATCTTCCTCGATGAAGAAGCCTGCAAAGGTCGAATCATCTTGGCAACATACAACAGCCACGGTACCGGCCGGAACCTGCAGTTCTTTGATACCCAGTATTTCGTAGAGTGGCCACGTCCCGCCAAGACAGCGGAGCAGGTCATTGCCCGAGAGCACCGGCTGGGCCAGAAGTCAGACGAAGTGACCTGCATCACAAACATGTCCACCGACTTCGATTATATGTGCTTCGCAGCGACCCTTAACGATGCCCTGTACATTCACCAGTCGAACGGTACACCTCAACGGTTGATCCTGGCTGCCTACGAACCACGGCCCCGTATCTTTCCGCCCCACGTCCTCAGGGAGCGTGGATTCACTCTGGTCTACGACCTCAACAACGACCTCTTGCACAAACTTGAAGCGATGGGGGTTGACCATGTCTGATCTTATCGCACTCGGGTTCTGCCCTGTAACACTCCCAGATAGCGTGGACCCGGGATTTCAACCGGTTGATGTGGTATGGAGAATCGCCATACCACGCGCCCCAACCCCTACCAGGCAGTCCAACTCAGGATTCGTTTAGCTGTTAACTTCTGGGAGATGTAATCAACCCCCCGGGCTACCCACTTTTTAGCCCGGGAGGGGTTCGATGTAAAGTAAGGTTGTTGTGAATCAAGAGTCAATCGCAGGAACGGGAAACCAAGAAATCAGGAGAGAAAGATGTCAGTCAAAGTAACAACGGTAGCCGGACTGTTTAATGGCATGAGGGACGCCAAGGTCACCCAGAAGGCCAAGTACATGTCTGGGAACGTCGCATGCATGGTGACGTCCGTGGATGTCATCAATACACGCATCAACGAAACGGCTCTGATTTTCAGATGCCTTGTGATCCTGCCGTACGAAGACGACAAGGGAGCCCCTTTCGGCCAAGCCGGGTACTCTGGCCTGAACCCCGGGGACGAGACCAGTATCTACATCAAGATCAGTGGAAGTGAGTACTTCCTAGCTGACATGAAGCGCGTACTGATGGCACTGTTCCCCGAAGCTTCGGGCGAAGAGTTGGACGAGTCCGACGCGTACTTGGCTGCTGGCTATACTGAAGACGGCACGGCCTTGACAGGCAACCAGCCATGCTTCGGGCGCACGTTCCGCTACTACCAACGAGGGTACACAAACAAGGCAGGAGAAACCAAGTTCGCTCACGAATACGAGCCGACCGTCCCGGTACCCGAACTCCTGCTGTCGCTTCCGGCCAACTGGGCCGAACGGATTCTGAGGAATGAGAACGTCGTAGCTGCTGCTGCCTCCAACTAGCCGCCACTGCCCCCTTAGCGACCTTTCGCCGGGACTCACCGCTAAGGGGGCAACCTTTTCCAGGAAGGTAAGGTAAAATGTCAGAGACAGTAAACAACTTAGTTGGGATGGATACAGAGACGTTCCTGATAGGTCAGGAAGCACCGTTCCCGAGGCCAGTCTGTGTTCAGTTCTCAGATTTCGATAAGGGTCAGGTTGACCCCGGGACCGTATCAGTTCTCGATGGGATGGAATCGATTTTCGAGATCACTGCAGATTCAGGCGAGAACAACATTGTCACAGTGTGGCACAACGCGAGCTACGACTTGCAGGTCATGTGCCAGCACCGACCGGACCTGCTACCCAAGATGATCGAGATGGTTCGATCTGGACACGCCAAGTGTACTTTGATCCGCGAGCAGATGCTGAACCTGGCACAGTATGGCCATCCTAGCATGATCGAGATCAACGGAGTGTTCAAGCAGATCAGCAACGCCCTTGTAGAGTGCGTTCGTCGGTATTTCGGTGTCGACCTGTCTGCATCGAAAGCGGATGACTCTTGGCGCATGAATTACGCATCTCTGATCAATGTGCCGTTAGCGCAGTGGCCACCCGAGGCTGTCGAGTACGCGGCAGACGATCCGGTGTGGGCTGCCAAGCTGTACATGGCCCAGGAGAAGCGCCGGGAAGAATTCATCGATCGCGTCGGCGTGGATCCCCTGAAGCAGGAGACCTTCCGTACCGAGAAGTCTTTCCTACTCACGTTCCTGACACAGGTAGGCTACGACGTGGATCCGATACGGTTCTGGGAGATTGAGCAAGGGATCCTGGATAACTTCAACGAGACACTATTCCCCCTGCTCACAGAGGCGACCATCTATCGCCCGAAGACACCTCCCCAACCGTTCGCCAACGGCGCTAAGGACCACACTGAAGACTGCTTCGCCAACAACAAGAGTCCTCAGTACGACAAGAAGCGTGCAACTGGGAAGAACAAAGAAACGTGCGACTGCCCTCCGAAGATGACGGGAGGCAAAAAGGCCGGCATACAAACCAAGATATTGCAGGCCTACGTGTGGGAGCTGTGTCGGGGATCGGATGATTTCCAAATCTCGTTCACTAAGTCTGCAAACCATGCCGATGTTGGGCACTTCTCGAAACACCAATGGGCATCGGATCCATTAGTTACCACAAGGCTGATGACCTTTGTTGCTGTTAACAAGGAATTCCTTGAGGCACATAAGCAGCTTGACCCTATCGTACTGGAATATGCCGACTACCAAGAGTACTCCAAGCTAGTATCAAGCTACCTCCCCAGCCTCCGAGAAGCCAGCGAAAATGGGTACCCTGTTAGGTCTCAATACAGCGTCGTAAAGAGTACCGGGCGCACGTCAGCTAGAGACGCTAGCAAGGGCAAAACCAAAGAGAAGTTCTACTGCTCTTGGAACAGCCAACAGGTTGACCCTCGTGTCCGCACAATCTGCATTGCTCCGAAGGACATCGGGTTCACCGAAATTGGCAACCGCTACGAGTGCCCGGGGATGGATTGGGTCATGGCATCCATTGATTATTCCGCGATGGAGCTTGGCACCTGGAGCCAACGGTGTATCGATCTGCTGGGGTTCAGTGATTGCGCTACCATGATCCTAAACCAGGGCAAGGACGCGCACATGTACCTGGCTGGGGCTCTGGCAACGCAATTCGATCCGGACTTCGCTGCAGCCTACGCAGGGGATAGTCTGATGGCTACCTACGAGTTCCTGGAAGCTATCAAGAAAGACACATCTTTTTGCGATCTCCCATTGTTCATCGAAACCTGGAAAGACGCAGGAAGATCATCAAAACCGACGTGGAAGGATTTCTGCAAGCACTACCGCACGTTCGCCAAGCCTGTCGGTTTGGGCTATCCCGGGGGTCTTGGTGTCCGCACCCTCTGCACCATGGCCGCTGCAACGTACCACTTCAAGGTAACGGAAGCGGAATCAAAGCAGGCGCGTGAAATCTGGAAGAGCACTTACCGGGAAGCCCAGGCAGCGTTGACCTATGTCAACAACGAACTTGTCGATCCCTCCCGCGACATCATGTGGAAAGAGGATCCACGGACGGGCAATAGGAAGCGCGAAGTGCGTTACGCTTACACGACCGCCGGCGGATTGTACCGTAGCAACTGCACGTACACTGCAGCGGCAAACGGGTGCTTCCTCCAGGCTCCTGGCGCCGAAGGGGCGTTGGCCGGCATGGCGAATACGATTCGGGAAGCGTATTCCGGTAGTGGGATACTCGGTCCGGACAGCTATGGACTGCAGACAGTCCCCATCAACTTTGTCCATGATGAGGGTATCTTCTTGCTACGGAGAGATGGTAACGAATCAAAGCGGGCGTTTGAACTTGCCGATTTGATGGTTGCAGGTATGAAGACCGCCACCCCGGATGTAACTGCAGGAGCCGAGCCTGTGTTGATGTTCAGATGGGACAAGAAAGCTGAAGCAGAGTACGATTCGGACGGGGTTCTGATCCCGTGGGACGAAGACGATAGGCCAGAAAGGGAAATGATATGATTATGGGCGAAGTAACAGCAAAAGCGGCACGCAGAGGCAAGTACGGGGAATTCGCAAAGAGGTTAATCAATCTGCATATCGGCAGTGAGTTTTCGGTCTTCGAAGACGGAACCCCTGCCAACCTCCTCCGCACCCGACTGTGGTCCGCGATGCGCACCAACGAGGATGTTCAATCGTACCTGGACTCGACCGGGCGCCTGTTGAAATTCCGGACCGAAGGCGGCACCATGGTTTTCGTGAGCGTTGAAAACCAGAAATCAGAAGTCGTATAATCGGCTCCCCTGGCATACTCAAAAACAAGGAAAGCGACAACATGTTGAAACTGACAAAGAAGCAGGTTAACGCGGTAGTAACCGCAGCATCGGCAGTCTTGACTCGCAAGATTGATGAGGAGCTCAAGAACGTACTATTCGTTCCGAGTGGTGTCGATCATTTGGAGGCGATGTCGACCAACGGTACCGAGACGATTGGGATCCAGATCGACGCCGCTTTGGAAGAATCAATCACGGTACCTCTCAACGCCCTGACCTCCTACAAAGCAGCCAAGCCGGAGGAAGACTTCTACGCTTACTTCGACGGCAACTGCGTGTACTGCGGTCCGGAGTCTGACATGGCCGAGTATCCGGAAGCATCATCCGACGCAACCAAGCCTGCAGGGATCAATCTTTTTGATTTCAACGTAAAGACATTCCTGTCCACGGTTCGGGGACTTGACTGGGGAATCCCGAAAAAGGATCCGATGCTGTACTTCAGCGATCAAGGTGTATACGTCGGGAGCGGCCTGAATCTGGTATGGGGTTACGTCGCTGGGTTACCGGAAAGCATACCTTTCGGCAATGTCCCCTTGACCCGAGTACTTCTCAAGAAGATGCCTACGAGGGGATCTGGCAAGATCGGGTATGGCCCCGGGGGCGATATTTTGTACCTGGAGGTGGGCAAATACTGGTACAGTGTCAAATTTGCCATCATCGACAAGACAGACATCATTGAAACTTTGGCTTTGTATGTCCCTGGGTACAAAACCACTCTTGTATTCACAGATCCCCAGAAACAGGCCCAGGAGCTTCGTGAGGTCTTGGCCGCATTCCCGGCCGGATCTTCCGACCACGCAGCGCTCAGCGCCGGAAAACGGGCCAGTATGGTAACTGTGTTGCTGGAGGGCAGACCAGTGGGGTTTCCCTTGGACGTCTTGACCGAAGGTGAGTCCTACACACGCCCAGTCGTATCACTGACACTCATAGTGAATGCTTTGGACGCTGGTCTCACTGAGCTGTGTTTCGGAAATGACCCGTCTCAACCTCTTGTATTCTCACATGCCGATACCGCATGTGTCATCATGCCCATTACCCCAGGGACATACTCACCCGAGGACAAGATTCTCGTTGGAGGTGCGTGACATGGAATTCGCAGGAGCAGATCCTGATTTAAGGACTGTCTCGATCGCCTACGTGGATCGCAACGGGAAGATGGTAGGGTTCTTTCTCTACCGGTACCCGTCGAAGGCAAAGGGTGTCCCAAGGGACGAACTGCTGAACTGGGGGGTACACACGGCCACTTTCTGCCGACACCCGGCGATGTTGGCTTTCGTAGAGTATCCCCAGATCACACCCAAGACGCCCAACCGTCAAAGCCTGGTAGAGCTGTCTGTCATCGCAGGCGCTCTGGCTGGGAACTTGGATGCCAGGTTGGCTCTGCCTATGCAGTGGAAAGGCTCGATCCCGAAGCACATCCACCAGGGACGGGTGTACGCCACCCAAGGATGGGACTTCAAGCAGGTAAAGGGTAAGAGTGAGAAATACTCATACCCGATCGGGGAAGCGTATCGGCAGCACCTGAACAGCTGCTGGACTATCATTGACGGAGATCTCATCGAAGCTGGAGTCGAAAAGAGTCTCCCAAATTCCGTTTGGAAGGATCTGGGAGACTCGTTAGGCTTGGCCGTTCACGCGCAATGTGTGTATGAGGTCGAGACTACGGAGCGTCTTCCAGGTCACCTGATATATCCCACTCGTCAGTAGCAACTTTCCGAAGCGTTACCGTCGAATACTGCGCCCTGACTTTCAGAGTCTCCGGGGTATTCACGGTAACGCCGGAGCCGGCCGCCACAGTTACCTGCCCCACCCCTACCTGGATGACCGGGATCTCCGCGCCAACAGCAAACACCAAGCTGGAATCCGGGGGTACTGTAACCGTGATAGCGCTGGCATTCGATGCGCGCACATACGAGTACTCATCAGTCAGAGCCAGGGTGTAAGTTGTCCCTGTCTGGTCGTTGACAGTCCTGTTGTGGGGGTTGGCCCAAGTGCCATCGGCTCGCAGGAAGTGGTACGACGCGCCGGTCAGCTTGCGAAGCAGGCCATGCACGGAGGTCGACGCATCCAGATCCGTGTTGTCATCAGGTGCAGCCAGATCGTCGAGTTTTGAACTGGCAGCCACGTTTACCCAAGAAGAGCCGTTCGACACCATCAGGGCCGGGGGTGAGGACTGCACCACCACAAGGCAGTGTTCGAACGACGCGGCTGCCGGCAACGCACCTACCGTTGCTACCCGATAGATCGGAAATGCGCCGCCTACCAATAGGCCGAAGTTGGTGTTGACTTCGACTTCCCAGTTATTGAGACCTGAGAGAATTTCATCAAGTGTTGGACGTGCCACAGTTCGTACCCCTTATAGCTTCTCGAAAGAACTCTCGTCGTATTCGCTTTCAAGCCCGTTCAAAGTGTTGACCAAGCGGATGAGGATTTCAGAAGGCTCCGACCCGAAATCAGATACCATATTGCCGTTGGAATATGTGTAGCTGTTGTCGTCCAGGGAACTCACGGTCCTCTTCAGTGTGGTGCCGGTAGAGTCATAGATTCTCAAGGTAAACGTACCTTCAGGCAGTACAGGCTGTATCGCGGTACCGGCAGCTTGGAACCCGGCGCCGGAAGCTTTTTCAGAGGCGTTCCGAAATGACCACTTCAGATCGAGATCATTCCCTGCGTCCCAGCTGAGTAGGTTGTCAGACGAATTCAGGTTCTCGGGGGACATTGGTCGGTATCCGCTCCCCTGCATCGCTAGAGATGCTGTCGTGGCCACAGACTCATTTATCGCATCGTTCCAGGTTTGCGGAATCGTTTTGATGGAGACCGTGTTTCCTGCTGCTAAGAAATCCCCTACGTACGGTACCAGGTACTTCTGATCGAAGATGAACACGTTTGACCCGGCCGCGTGCTCGACCTTTCTGGATCCAAACCTACCTCTGATTATCCCTTCCAATTGATAGGTAGTACTCGACAGGATAACTATGTTTCTCAAGAACATGAATTCCCTATCGATCACACATAGCTGGTACCCGTTGCGCCATCCGGCTTCCGCTCCGGTGTAGTTGTCGACTTCATCCAGGTCGTCTCCAACCAGGGTGACCTCTGGGCCTTCCTCCTGTAGACTAAGCGCCGTGTCGCCTCCCATGGAGCTGTTCAACGTGCCTCCAAGGGAAATCATGCTGTTTGCCCCTAGATCATCATATGTCACTGAATCTAGGGAAAGGAGGATCGATGCCTCCGAGATTACTTTGGAGTCACGCACCCTGAATAGGTACGCTGCAAGGGTGTCAGGGCTTTGGTACCGGTTAGATTCAAGGAACGCGATAGCCGGATCAGGCTCAGCGACATCTAGGTCAAAACCTCCAGCGCCTATGGTATCAGGCAACCGTGAATTAAGACCATAGATATCCTGAATCGACGCAAGTTCAGCGTACCCCTCGTCAGGCTTCATGATGACACTCGTCAAGATGTACAATGGTACAGTTCCCTCGATCCGGAACCGCTGACCGGGATACATCAACAGTGCCTCTCTGGAGGCTTTGAACTTCTGAGCAGACCCCCTACCGGAATCCTCCTGACTGCGTCTCTCAGATACGATCAGGGCAGTGTTCCAGTCACCTATGGTCGCCATCTGGACCTTTGCATCCTTTGGACTCTCCGAGTCGTCCAAAATACCTTCTGATCCCCACACTACGGTCGTTTCTTTGAAGTTACGGTCCATGTCCGTAAACGTGTAGACAGTCCTTTCACAAGAATTTACGTAGTGGGATGTGATTGTCTCTGGTTCCCCAAACTCCAGTAGCCCGTAGGGAATGTCCGGAAAGGATTCCGACGATTCCCTGATCAAACTGAACTCAATAAGTCCAGTACTCGGGTTCCTACCCTTCAGGATCCCAAAATCCTGCATGAGAGCGGCAACGCTAGCTTTCCAAGACTCCCCATTTTGAAGCATCAAGTGACATGGAGTACCCTCAGCATCTACCGCTACCCCCACTGACGCCAGGCTATCGAGATCGAAGTGCCCTGTCGGTAGCTGCATCCCCCTCGGACTTGCAGAAAACAATATTTCCCGTAGGAGCGACGCCGGATTGTAACCTTCCCCATTAGCCGTCATCCAGTCGTCGATGCCTGGTATAAGAGTCTCTGTAGGTTTGACTGTGATCTCGTAATCAATAGTAGGCCAAATAGGGGAATACCCTAGACGCCTCTTAATCCACACACCATAGCACACACCCCGCCATGCGGAGCTTATGTTGTAGTCGCTAGCTACGGTCGCTCTTTCCTGAACACTGGCTTTAGCCGATTTAAACGCCGGTATGCCTCCCCAAAACAATTCCTGAAATGATAACTGAGATGATATTAGTTGTTGATAATCGGTATTCGATATATGAGATACTCTCAACTCTGATGGTATATCTTGTGTGAGCGTTCCCCAGTATAAGTGAAAAGTCCCCCCTTTACCTAGATCTATGACGGCTTTGTCAGGATTGCTATCCCTTGTTACTTCCCCCTCCCAGATTACTTCCCCATTTGCCCATATCTTCGTTAGGGAATACGCAGGCCCGACACACAGGAAGTGGAGGGCATTCTCGTTATAGATGGTAACCTTGGAACTTTTCTTGCTACCACCTTTCTTCCCTCCACTGCCAGACTTTTCTTTCGTTATCACCCTATCCCCTACCCACCCTATGATAGCCCCGATCCTCTTTTTTCCCTTCAAAATTGGGATCATATTCCCGCGTGTGGAAGATGTCGTTGCCTTATCGTCGTTGAGCGTTGGCTCTTTTTGGTCCTTCCTGAGAAGCATCCCAGCCATGAGAGACAAGGCTTGAATGACAATGAAAGTTATTACCTTACCGATAAACATTACCAGTTATCCTTCCCCATAGGGCGTAACACTTGCTTGAACGAGTAGACCCCGTACTCCATGAAAGAGCACCCAGCCTTCACCACACTGAAAGTCGTAGCGTGATACATCGTCCCAGGAACCGCCCCTACAACCATTCCATGCCCGAGGGTTCCCAATAGCGGACCACAGCACACCAGATCCCCTGGTTCCACACCATACGATCCGTCAGCATTCGCCTCGATCTCAGTACTGGGGTAATGCTTCAAGAGCAAGTCGTAGATTCCCTTTGACTGTTTGTGGTCGGTCAAACAACAATCTTGAGCTATCAGGGGGAACTTTATGTAGGGTTGCTGGAACATGTCATCCATCACCCCGGTAACAAATCGTATGCAGTCTACCCCTACACCTTTGACTTGTTGCCCGAGGCCATAAGGTGTGTTGTTCCAACCATCCAACACCGATTTAAGACGATTGACATAACTGGCTTCTACTTCCGGCCAGCGGAAATCCATCGACCTCATTGATCGTTTCAGCGGCGTACGCATCATATGGTCTCCGATAGCGGGGAATACGGAACCATCTTGTATCCACACCCCAAGAAGTTGATCTCGTTGTTGTAGGCTAGGCAGGATTCCCAAGATTTATCACACCCTTGAATAAGCGTGACTTCTTGCCCTGCCATAGCCGCAGGAGGGGGCTGCACTAGAGTTAAGACACTTCCGGATTCCCACTTTTTGATCGTGAAATTCATACCGGCATACCGAAGTTTTCCCCTCCCGTATTGGTCGTCACTTGTTACGTGGGGTCGCGAGATGGTTACTTTGTTACCAGCGACCACTGAGCAAGTAACTGTTTCTTCCAAAAGAATCATCCGACACCCAATATCACCAAACACTCTCATACACTGGGCGTTACATGAAATCCCTGCAGGTTTGTCGAAGTAGCTGCACACGTCCCGGTACGTCAAACGAGTTACCCCGAACTGATTTTTTGGGTTCCTGGTTGCGATGTACAAGTACCCGATGTCGATCAGGTACACGTCATCGTCAAATTTCCCAAACACCTTGATCTCAGTTTTTGGCGAGACAGTCCCGTCTGTCAGTCGGGTGAGTATGACATCCTCGTCGCTGGAGATATCAATAGTGCCCTCAGACTCCTCCAGATCTGTAGTAGATGGTGCCAGGGTGATCTCCATCCCAGACACTGGGGAGTATGTGTCGCCGTCGTAAACGATCTCTTCATCGCTGGACGTCCAGAAGGCACCTGTCTCGCTATTTGACATCTTGACAAGGTAGTAGAATTCGTACCCTGGATCATGTATCGACATCCCAATACTCCTGCCCTAGATGGTGATTGTCGCTTCTTCCAGTGTCTCTATCAGACTCACATCGACCGTCGCTATGGATCGAGTAACCCAAGATTCCGACATTTCATCAGACGCAAACCGTACCAGAGATCCGAATCCTGATCTGGTGACATCCAACAGTGATTCTAATATGGTGCCAGTTACCGTAAAAGTCATCCTATCGGTAACACTATCATACGTAGCGCTGGATATCGGGTAGAACGACGTGCCTGTACTGGTCTGCAAATATACAAACTGGGAGACGGCTTCCGCCAACACCGAAGAGTCCGTCCAAGACTCCACCACAACCGTAGATGTTCCGACTGATACTAGGACGAAGGGCGCGTAGTCCGGCATATACCAAAACGATTCCAGCCTGCCCTTGGCCAGCTCAAAGAATCCCCCCAAGCGCCAGATCTCCGCACGACTGTTGAGAGATAGCTCAAGGTCATAGGATAGCGCAGGCCGGTCCCCTTTTGGCACGAAGATGCTGTTGGCTCCGAGAGTGTGGTCTTCCCCGTACATCTTGGACGAGATCCCGTAGCCTGACTTCCAGTTGTGATCAAAATCGAAGATCATCTTTCCGCCATATTGATCGATGGTGCTAGGCACCGAATCGTAGCGGGCTGGGAGTCTTGTGGCTCCTGGTTTTTCAGTCGCTGAGTACTCCATGTCGGCGTTTGTCCAGTGGTTCATTGTCACGCCTGATTCCACAGTATACTTGGCGAGGTAACCAGGGAAGATCTTATCCCCGGCATGGATTGTAGCGGAGCTGAACGACTCTTGAACGATAACGTGATCGGAGTACACGGCAGTAATCGTGAAGGGGATGGCGGCCTTTTGTAGAGAATCTCCGGACAAAACGACAACATAGCCCCCAACGAAGAAGCGCTTGTACTCGGTATCGATGTTGATCTGCCTGGCCGAGACGTCGACAGAATCGACCTCGGTCAGATCGCAGTATATGATCGCTGGGTATTCTTTGGTAGCGATACGATTAAGAGCTGCTACCATGCCCCTAGTCGTTCCCTCGTCTTGGGCACGGAAAGATGCCGTGCTTGACCTCTTGGGCCGTTTCCTGGTGCCCGTACGGCTTTCTGCTGATGTTCCAGCCAGGAACAATGACGTAACGAAGCTACTCGACAGCTCAAAGGACTCCAGCCAGTTGTGTTGGAAGATTGGATACACAAGTCGCAGACCGTCTACTGTGACATCTGCGACATCGGCGCCTGTGATGATCCAGATGTAGGATGTGTCGACAACAGCAGGCCCGTCCTTATCTACGACTATCGTGTACTTGAAGCTGCCGTAGGGATCGAAATCGAAGGGGACATCAGTAGGCCCAGTCCCTATCTCCACACCCTCGACATCACCTGAGATGCTGGTGCACGTCTTCTTTTCTCGGTACGTGCTCCAAACTTCAACGTCTTCAGTGGCCGTCCCCAAGATCCTGTCGAGCGATATCGACGTGGGGTCTACGATAATCCTATCGTACAGGGCCTCCCCAAGACCTTCGTATACGGCTCCGGACAACTCATCGCTGCCGATATCAGGATTGGTGTGCGCCAGATCCCCGGATTCAGTATCGGGAAGAACCCACCCCCCACTCAGGTAAGGCGCAGCCTCTGATACGTTGACCACGTTGGACGACATAACTGATGCGTCCAACGCAGGCGATATCAACGAATGTGCAATTGTCCCTGACAGGCTCGCCATTACAACACCTTCTTGAACGCATATGCGATACCCGCATCAGTAGGGACAGGGTATGCATAGGTACCTGTTGCCTGGAACACCATGTACGTATCTGCCCCGAGGATCATCTCGCGCCCCTGAGTGTCGTTGAGGCCGTTGTACAGGGCCAGAGAGTCCTCCAGTGCCCCGAGGGCGTTCAGGTACCCAGACCCCGCATCAGACAGTATCTCTGGAACAACCAAAGCCCGACCTCCGGAAAAGCTATCCACTCCATGCAAGAGCATCGGATAGTTGAGACCGAAAGCAGATTGGAAGTGTGACTCGCTGGGTGATGCCTGACCGAATCCGGTACGCGCCCAGTATTTCCAGGTGCTGTTGTGATAGATAGCACTGGCGCAGCTGGCGTACCCCGTAGAGTTTGCCAATCCGGCATTGAGAAAGTGCAACGGAAGCAGATATGCTGGGGATGTCCCGGACGCCTTCATTGATAGGCTACCACTGTACCAGATGTCCCCCTTGTTCGTCTCCCCAAATGCCAAGAAGTTCCAGTGGCCGCCAGAACTGAGGACGGCCATTCCGTGTGTATCACCGTCAATGAAGAAGTGGTATTCTTCAGCATCTGTGAGATCGAACGTCTGAGCGAATCTGTTGTACGTCAGAGTGGATGCGCCGGGTTGCTCGTACCACCCCAACCCAGACGAATAACTCGTACCGAGGTTCATGCAGATTCCGTCTACAGCAGTCTCTGACAGTCCGAAATTGTCACCAGTCGTGCGGGAACGCATGTTGAGGAATAGGCTACCCTTGTGGGCATGGAATCGATAGCCGTTTCCATCTACAGCCAAGTTATCCTGAGTCCACCCATTAGTCGTCAGAAATATTGACCAGGCTATCAACAGAGAGTCCTGACTAGCAACGGATGCTGTATTCGTTTGATATGCCATAACTCTCTACCTCTTGATTGCGCAGTACAGCTGTAGGGTCTCGGCCGGGAACACGTCGTAAACGTCGGTTCCTACCGTCACTGTGTCTTCGGCCGATACCCCAAACGGAGGAATGAAGTACATCCCCTCCAGTTGGCCGAACACCTTTCCGTCCGTGATCAATGTGGCTGCCATCAGGTCGTACACCGAGGACTCGTCCGGCTTGAGTATAGGGCCCAACTCGGTCAAATCGGAAGAGTCATACTGCACGTTCCAAGGCCACACTGAAACCCGACCTGTATCTGGGTGATCTCCTATCGGAAGCCAAGTAGTGTATCTCAGGTAAGCGTTCGACGCAGACTCCCCAGGGTAACCGTTGTAGAAGCAGGCTCCGAGGTGTTCTGAGATAATCTGACTCAACGACGATGCTCCGACGTACATCGGATATGGGTTCCCCGTCACGGGGCTCAGGGGAGAATCGTTGCTGTAGTACAGCCCCGAGTACCCGACTTCATATCGCATATTGGGACGAGCTACAGTCACGATAGACCGACCCGATATGTACAGCCAGTACTCATAGGAGTTGTTGTTGACCAGGCGGTACAGAGGTCGGTATGTCTGGCTTACTTGGTACATCGATCCGGGTTGGAGCCAGAAGGTTTGAGCACTCTCGTATCCCGTGTAGCCCTCGGCATAAAGCCCGAACCTGCCGTTCGTGACGTCTGTGTATGTCCGGAATCCGATGTAAACATCATCCGTCCCATCGCTGCCGGGTCCTTTAAGTATCAGCTCCGATTCGGTATCCAGTACGAATTCGAAGATTTTGGAGTTTATCCCCTCTGCAATAAACAGTGTCGATCCTCCCGGATCGAGGGCTATGCCCGATGGTGCCATGGTGTACGAGCTGAGGTCGAAATACTCAGAACCGTAACTCGCCGTAGTGATATCCCAAGCTGTCGTTAGATCGTACTGGTAGGCGTAGTCGTTGTCCTGACCACAAATGATGAAGCGCATGCCGTCGTCGGTGAACACAAGGTTGTACATGTCTGTGTCTTCACTGGACATGTCGAACATCGACACGTAGCTGGCGGTGGACAGGTCCCAAGGTGTCGATAGTGTGTACCTTGCCAGGGTGGCTGTTGTCCCGACCCTCACCACGAACATCTCAGTGCCGTCCGGACTAAAACAGATCCCCTGAGGGACCGTGGTTAAGTAGGAAACATCCAAGGACACGACCCCGACAGCGGTGGCTGAGGTGAGATCATAGGCTGACGATAATGGGTACTGATAGACGTATTTAGTAGAGGCGCCAGCCACGTACATCTTGGTGCCGTCGTCGTTGAACGCCACGCCGTTCGGAGTGGCGTCTTGGGCAGAGACATCGAATTCAGCAATCGCGACACTAGTAGCGGTCCTTAGATCATAGGCGGAGCAAGCATACTCGACTACAGCCGTTGACGAAACGAAAAAGGTAACAGCCGTGCCGTCTGAATTATACGCGAGGTCTCGAATAGTCGCCGTAGGTAGGGATAGGTATACTGTTATTGATCCTACACTATACGCTAGCATCCAAGCATAGTGCAAAGTGTGCGTTCGAACTCTATTGCTAGAGCCCACGATCCCAAGCTGCGTTCCTGTTGGATCGAATGCGAAGCTTTTAACACCTATAGAGGTTGCAAGGGCGTCCGTGTAAGACATCGTGCTTATATCCCAAGCCGTCGAAAGCTCCCAGTGAAAGATAGTCGACCAATTAGAAACGTAGACGTGTGTGCCGTCAGAACTAAGAGCTAATCCCCTATAACTGCTGCTTACAGTAGCTTGGGTGGTTACGAGTGTGGCCGTTCCAAGCGTCCAGGGGGATGTTAAAGAATATTCTTCTATGTACCCTCCACTAAGGTACTTAGATACATACAGCTTCGTCCCATCTGGATTGAAGAAGCAATCGCCGATAGTCCCAGATGCCAACACCAATGAATCTCCGCCGTATGTCGCCGTTGATGCTACCCAAGGAGCCCCCAACTCATATCGGAAAATCGTGTCTGGGGTACCATCACACAAGAACATGTACTTGCCGTTCGCACTGAAGTGTATCCCTTGCGCATCAGAACACTGGGCCGTAGGGTCGTACTCTTTCGCGTCGTAATAAGCACTAGCAATGCGCCAAGGCACTTCCATGTCCAACATGCGCACGTATCCATCGGTTACGTCGGTCAGAAACACTTCTTCCCCGTCTGGATTGAACGCCATCCCTACCAATCCCGTACCGGAGATAGCATCCGAGGCATCGACCTCCTTCGTATCTTGCCAAAGGGTAGAAACATCCCAATCCGTAGACATGGCAAGCTGATAAATGGTATCGTCGTCCGGGTCCATCACATACCAGATATCGCCGGTAGCATTGGCTTTCATAAAGACTGGATTGCCCCATCCGAAATCGACAATCGACGATTTTTCCCCGTATGAAATTGTTGAAATATCTCCCGGAGTAGCTACAGGATACCGGTACAGGGTATCGGCAGTACTGCTGTAGAAAAAGGCATCATCCAAGTCAGAGCTCAGCACCATGGATCGACAATACGCCACATCTGCATAGGCCCCTTGTTTCGATGTGTAACTCCCAGTAGACAGGTCGTACGGGGTAGTCATGGAGTACTGGGCAACGATGTTGTTCGTACTGGACGTCACGTACAGATTGGATCCCGTATCGTCGAAAACCAGATCCGATCCTGTAGTCGTCAGCTCTGTAGCCACACTGAGCGTCTTTGACGCATACGTGGCCGTGCTCAGGCCCCAGGCGACGGTCATCGTGTATTGGTACACGACCCCCCCAGTACCCACCACGTACATACCCAACCCGTCCGGGCTGAACGCCAACCCTTGAGGGCTGGTTGTTTGTCCCGAGGTATCAAAAGACGCCGTATCGTACGTAGCGGAATCTATATATCCCGCACGACTCAGCGTGTAAGAATAGACAGACTTATTTGTGTCCAGTATGAAGAGTTTTGTCCCCTCTGGGTTCAAGACAAACGCCCTAGCGTTAGCCGCCCCCGCACTGTAATCAAACTCTCCTGTGTACCCTTCTGCTGTCGTAACGTCTACCAGATTCCTGTACCTCATCTCCTCCCACACATTTTCCCCGATTAGTTGGGTTACGACAAATTCGAAGACATCTCCGACGATGAAATCGGTTGACCCGTCCGAGATCGTAAACGCCACGATATCGTTGTCGTATGCCGTCCCAACATAAGTCACTGCCTTCGCTCCGGACACACTACCTACCACTGAGAACGTGCCTCCATCGACGGCTGTAGCCGTGCATGTAAGAGTCCAAGTTTCGGACGGGGCGTCGTTCTCTGCCACAGGATATGAGATCAAGCCGTTACCCGTACCAGTCGCGGCCGGAGTACTCACGGAATTGGCGACAGTGGCGTGGTCTCTGATCTTTTCCAGCAACCCCAAATGGCTATCTGTAGTGCCTGTGAATCTCATCAAAATCCTCCGCCAGCGCGTGTTTGATTTGGGTTTTGGTTCGACGCCTTGGATACTGCTGCGTCAAAGGACGACCTGCCTCCGGCGATCATTCGTTCCATCGACAGCTCGTTGGCAACCAGAACGGGAAGAATCTGAGACATTGGTCCAGATCCGTAGCCAACCGATCCACCAGAAGCTGCTGATGCCATACCCCTTACCATAGGCACCGACTCCACAACTGTCGAGACGCCGGGCAAAGAACTGCTATCGAGCTGCAGGTTATTCATAGCCTGGAACAGCGACGCTCCGTACTTGGACACGGCTTCGGGACGTATGACGTACTCAGAGGGTCTTAGCCACGCAGGAACCGTATCCCTACGATCGATACCGGCAGGTCGGCCAGGTACTGGACCCCCGGACGCATACCCTCTGACCAGGCCTCCGTGAGCTGCACCCCCGAAGAAACTCATGGCCATTGATGCCAAGCCGCCGATAGCAGCACCCACACCACCCCCCCC